TAAACAGGCAGACTTCCGGCCATCACAACAACTTATGGGTATTACTTACAAGGCTATCGATAAGATCGGTATGTCTGTATCAGTCTATGAGCCACTTGTAGCAAAGAAGAATGGCGACACATTAGAGAACCACCCGATATATAACTTAGCCGCTAGACCGAACCCTAGACAGTCAGGCCACTACTTCCACCACCTTGAAGCTATGCTGTACGAGATCTATGGCGAGACTTTCTGGTACTTAGTGCGTGGCGAACAGACTAAAAAGGTTAAAGAGATTTATCTACTTAACCCATCACAGATGGAATTAGTAATAGATGAGGGTATGGTTGTTGGCTATATACTCCACAAGAACAATGGTCAGCAAGTACCGTTTGAACCTAGTGAGATATATCACGATAAAAGACCTAACCCATTTAACGAGTGGCGTGGTATGTCAGTTATGGAACGTGCCGCACAATATGTTGATATTGAATTAGTAACAACTTCGTTTACGCTTAACTACATGAAGAACAACGCCAGTCCATCTGGTATCGTTTCATTACCTAATATGTCTAGAGAGACGTTTAATCAATTCGCTGCACAGTGGCGTGAGGGTTACGAGGGGCCAGAGAACGCCGGTAAGACCGCATTCATTCGTGGTGGCGAGGCTGAGTTCAAAGCTGTGGGCGCAACACTTAAAGACGTAGATCAGAAGATCACTAGAGATATGGCCAAAGAAGATGTGCTTATGATGTTTGATATGCCTAAGGGCTTACTTGGTGCCTCCGGCGAAAAGGGTATGGGTAGATCTGAAACTGAAGCTCTAGAGTATATATTCGCTAAGTATAAGGTAGACCCATCAATGGATCGTCTAGATGAAGCCTATGAGTTTATATTAAAAGACATGGGAGTCGCTGACTCTACTAGCGAAATAACCCACATATCTCCGATCCCAGAAGATAAGGTACACATTTTAAACAGCAACGATAAAGGTGTCGGTCGATGGATCACACCAAACGAAGCACGACAGTCTCAGGGGCTTCCACCTATACCTGGCGGAAATGAACTAAGGTCTGAAGATGCTGCACCTGTAGCAACTGGTAAAACAATATCAAAGAAGATCGTACTTAAAAAGGTATCAAAATCAGATATGGAAAAGAAACTAAACCAAGATCGGGAGAACTTCAGAACTAAACTAGTAGAGACTAACGATGTCTATTCTAAGAAAATGAAAGCAACGATGTCTAGGTTTGCAGCAGATCAAGAAGATCTATTTATTAGCAAGATCAAAGCAAGCGTTAAAGCCTACGATGAGTGGATGTTTAATATCAAAGAAGAATCAGTTATACTAGCCGACTTACTTACACCGATTGTTATAGACCTAATAGAAGCGCAAGGCGAAGATGTTGCTAACTTTATTACCGGCGAACTTCTAACTGTATCTCCAGAGATGCGAAAGACTGTTGAACAGCATATCCTACAAATATCTGGTGTATATAACCAAGATACTATTAAGGCATTAGAAAAGACGCTCTCAGAGGGTCAGACAGCCGGTGAGAGTCTAGTTAAACTAAAGAAGCGTGTCGAATCTGTTTATAGTGAAGCAAAAGGTTACAGGGCCGAGAGAATAGCTAGAACTGAATCACTTAAAGCCTCTAATATGACAGCTGAAGAAGTCTATAAGCAGAATGGCTACAACACTGTTGAATGGTTTGTTAACCCCGGTGCTTGTGAGTTCTGTGCTACTTACGCCGGTAGATCAAAAGAGATAGGCTCAAGTTTTACTAGTATAGGCGATGTTGTATCAGGTGTTGATGGTGGGCAGATGAGAATTGAATACTCAGATATAGACGTACCTCCTTTACATCCCAATTGTACCTGCACATTAGTACCAGGAGAGAGTTAATGGCTGATTTACTAGAACGAATACTAGATCTTGATGAAAGAATTGAGAAGTTAAAAGCTCAACCTACAAAAGCATTCATAGCTAGAGGTACATGGTCTCCGGCTATTTACTACATGCCTGGTGATCTAGTTGCTTATGACGGTAAGTCTTATCTTTGTGTTACTCGATCTAAAGGTTTACCATCTGATGAAAAAGACTATGTTCTATTCGCTGACAAAGGTATACAAGGTGAACAGGGTATTCAAGGTGAGCAAGGCTTAAAGGGTGATGATGCTGACCCTGTAGAGGTCGCTGAAGAGATTAAAAAAGATATTGAGTACATATCTAAGATTAAAGGCGAAAAAGGCGATAAGGGTGATCGTGGGCCTAAAGGCGACAAAGGAGATCCAGGTAAAGACGGTAAGCAAGGGCCAAAGGGTGACAAAGGCGAAAAAGGTGATGATGGTTTATCTGCTTATGAAGTCTGGAAGAAAAAAGGTAACAAAGGATCTGAACAGGACTTTCTTAATTCATTACAGGGTGCTTCTTATGTAGCTGGTGCCGGATCACGAGTACCTAATGGCGGTACAACAGGCCAAGTCCTTAAAAAAGCATCTAATGCTAACCAAGATCTAGTCTGGGGTTCAGGCGGAGGTGGTAGTGGTGTTGTTGAATCCATAGTAGCTGGTAATAATATAGATGTAGATGCTACTGATCCAGCTAATCCTATAGTAGCAGTAGAGACTCTAACCCTTGCAGATATATCAGACATAACAGCTAGTGCTACAGAGGTAAATTACACTGATGGTGTAACTTCAGCTATTCAAACACAATTAGACTCTAAACTTGCATCAAGCGCATATGACGATGCAACAGCAGCCGAAACAAATACCGGAACTTCAACTACTAAATACGTCTCTCCAGATGGTCTAGCAGGTTCATACGCTGGTACTAAACCTGTAAGTGTATATGCAATAGACGCAACTACTACAGTCACAACAGGCGATGGTAAGGCTTATTTCAGAATACCTACTGCATTAAACGGTATGAACTTAGTAAGCTGCTCAATGGCTGTTATCACAACTTCATCTTCAGGACTTCCAACAGTACAGCTTGCTAGAGGTAGACAATCTACTCCGACTTCTGCTCACACTTTCGCAGACATGCTTACTACCAAGTTAACAATAGACGCTACTGAATACGACTCTAAAGACGCTACAACAGCCGCAGTTATAGATACAGGAAATGATGACGTACTGACTGGCGACCTTATTCGTATAGATGTCGATGTAGCCGGAACTGGTACTAAAGGACTAATAGTAACAATGGCGTTCCAACTGCCGTAAGGAGTAAATATGTTTGACGAAATACCTAAAGTAGAATTTACCGTAACAGAAAATGGTAAAACAGTTTACCGAGATGCTATTATCTTTGATTCAATGGCACAACTTCGTAGTACTTCACAGGCCGAACGAGAAGCCATGTTCCAGGAGCGTTATGATAACTGGAAAGCTACAGTCGAAGCACCTATAGATCAAGAGGAGGAATAGACTTTGGCCACTCTAACAGCACCGGCTGGCGCAAGTAACTGGACTGCCGCCTCCTTTGCCGGTGGCGCTGCTTCTGTTCCTGCCGATGAAGTTGTAGTTCCTTCTGGTGCTTCGCTTACTATCTCTGCTGCTAATACCGTCTTATGTCGCTCTCTATCAGTTACAGGAACAGGTACTCTTGTATTTGCGGCTGGTACATCCGTTGTTAGCATAGGAGATGCAACTGCTGGTACTGGAAATGTAGCACTTTCTATTGCCAATACCGCAACTGTTACGCTAACTGCTTCTGACGGTGTGATTAACTTTATATCTACCTCTGCCACACAGCAGACTATTACGAGTGGTGGTAAAACACTACCTACCATAACCATAAACGGTGCTGGATCAAGTTACATTTTAGGTGATGCATTGACGCAGGTAGTAACAGGCGTTGTTACTACCTGCAACCTTTTTGCTGGCACATTCAATACTGGCAACTACAACATGACTACCCTGATATGGAATGTTGCAACCGCAGGTACAAAAACTCTGACCCTCGGCTCATCAGCTATCACAGTCGCTCGTAATGCAACCGCCATTCAGTTTGACCCCACAGGGCTTACCATTACAGCTAATACGG